CTTCCTCAATCAGATCTAACCTTTTTTCATCATGCTCCGCTTCCTTTTCATTATGAACATAGACCTTTTTAATCTTTGTAATGGTCTTTGTTTTATCGAGCATTTGCAGTATTGAAAGCAGCCTTTGCTCTGAATAAGGAAGCAGATCGAGGTTAAAGTAATCTTTTATCTCTTTTAATGCTTCTTTTGCGGTCATGGTTAAAATGTCAGGTCGCCTGTGTCTTTTGGTTTATTGTATGTTGTTTGCTTAGGAAGATCGGTAAGGGTTGACTTTTGGTAAGGCTCTGATAAAGTGAAAGAATAAAACTCACCTGTTTTGCCTTCACGTAACCATCCAGCTATCTCAATTTCAACACCTTTCCAATTTATTTTACCTTTAAGATCAGGTGCTTTTTCGTTGGTTTTGTTTTTTTGGATAAAACCGATCCCTTTGTTAGTGTTGTCGTAATTTGACATTTGATTTGATTTTATTGGTTAATAGTTAAATACTCCGAGTTTCTTGTTTAATAGCTGTTCGATATTTTGATTAGCTCTATCAAAACCGTATTCAATACCGGCATGAAATAAACTGGTCAATGTTGAAATATCGTTATTATCTATTTCAATATCAAGAAAGCCAGCTTCCTCAATATACTTGCATTTGTCGCCGAGTTCCTTTACGATATATTCGGCTCGATCCTTAAGAATTACTATTGTTTTCATATATCACTTTGGGGGTTTGTTTTGAATTAATGTCTTTCGATCCGTCGCCGTATGTATTTACATAGTATTGCGACCCGGATATATGATTCTTAAGGTTATCCCTACCGAATATCAAAGCATTTGTAATCTGTATGCTTTCAACGGCTTTGCATTCCATGTAAGCGGCTAACATTTGTTTTGCTATGTTATGGTCAATTTCTAATAACTTGAGCCAAAACATATCGACTGCTGTTTTTTTTGTTTCCATTGTTTAAGGTTTTATTTGTTTAAGTGCGGTTTCAAGTTTAATAAATTCGTCCTTAGTTTCTGCTTTGTTTATGGCAGCAATAGCCTTTGCCCTTCTTTCTTCAGGTAGCTTTTCAGTTTGCCTAATCAAAGCGTCTTTCTCTTCCCTTGTAGGTTGCTCTTTACCGTGTGTGTTTGTAGCGTCTGGATCTCGGCTGTCATCTAACAAAAACAATCCTTGCAAAGCATATTTCCGAGAATAACTGGAGGAGCTACCAAAACTCTGCGCTATATCCATCCCTTTGCGGTTTACGTCAATACCAGCTTGTGCTTTTACATCAATGTAATCTTCTTCAAAATGTCTAAATATTGCAGTCGATTCGACATAAACAAGACCTCCGCAAGTTTCTTTAATTTCATCGCTAAGCGTTAACGTGCAATTGTATTTCAACAATAACGGCTTAACAGCTTCTAGAATATCCTCTGCATTCCGGTACTTATACTTACCGAATGCGTTAAACTGATTCTTAGGCGCTTTGAGTTCGGCCTGAATTGATAATAACTCTTTCATGTGTTTATGGTTTAAAAGTTTACGGTTTCGTTTTTATATAATGGCTGCCTCTTTGCACCGATGCGAATACCTGCCCAAAATAGATCGCTGCAAAACATATCCACATTCTTAATCTCAATTTCTACTTTTCTGCTGCTGAAAGCATTTTCGGGATGAATAGCTATCAGCCTGCAATAATCTGATTCTTCGCTGCATTCAGCATCTTTAAAGCATATCGACTTAATATGATTAATATCCTCAATGTTTACGTACATACTTATTTGCATGGTGTGAGGTTTTTAGATTTACGAATGGCTTGCTTTTGTTTGTGGTTGCGAAGGTGGCGACCTTTGTAAAATGGTCTTGCAACGTAAAATTTAAAGCTGTCTAAATAAAAGTATAGGAAAACAAGACCTCCGATAATCCAAAGTAGCATACTGCTTAGTTTTTAAGTTTACAATAATTCGTAATGACATAGCAAATATACACAGCTTTTACACAATTCCAAATTTTTTTTTATTATTTTATTTTATTTTTATGTTTAAATGGAAAATCATATATTACTGCAACTTGATAGAATTGCATCTATTTTAGAAGCAGAATATGATGCACCTGACTTCCGAAAATGTGAGCTTAAAGCAAAAAATTATGATAAAGCTAGGTATCTTTACATTTGGTATGCCTTTAACGAAATAAATGTACCTAGATCAGTAATAAGAGATACACTAACTTGTTATAGCTACAAAAAGACTATTTACCAAGTTATTAGAAGAATGTATTTTCGCAGAAAAAAGTTTGATTTTATAGAAGAAATTAAAGTGTTAAAGAAAAAGCTTATATAATGCCTTATGATATAGATGAAATACTACAAAAATGCCTAAAAGCTATTGAAGAGCATAAATGCACAACATTTGATGAAATGTGTTTATATGTAAAGCCATGTAGATCATCACTTTACAATTGGGGTTTGGACAAAATGGATGATATAAAAGAGGCTATAGCAAAACAAAAGGTATCGGCCAAAAGCAGAATGAAAAAGAACTGGCAGCGAGAAGATGCCGCCCCTGCTTTGCAGATAGCTGCTTTTAAACTTATGGCAGATGATGAAGAATTCAGTAAGCTAATAACAAATAAAAGCGATGTAAAAGCAGATATTAATCTACCCGAAATGAAACAAGTACTTATTACACCAAATGGCAGTACCTAGCAAAGTAATATGGGAAACATATGATGCCTATGAAAAAGGTCATCAGATAATATGTAATGAGGGAGGTAGTAGATCAGGAAAATCATATTCTACTATTCAAATACTTGTTAGCATTGCCACAACACAGCCAAACAAAAGAATTTCAATAGTTAGCCATTCTTTGCCTCATATTAAAAGAGGTGCATTTAGGGATTTACAAAGTGTTTTAAGAGATACAGACAACTGGTACGAAGATTGGATGAGATGGACTGATTTCGTTTATAACTTTCCAAACGGCTCTTATATCGAACTTTTCGGACTTGAAGATGAAGGTAAGGCACGAGGCCCCGGGCGTGATATACTTTTCATAAATGAAGCTAACCTAATAAGTAAAATACTATTCGATCAGTTAGCCATGCGGACTACTGGTACTATCTTTATGGACTGGAACCCTGCTGAATTTAACTCATGGGTTTACGATATAGCCGACAACCCGAAAAACAAAAAGATACATTCAACATACAAAGACAACATTTACAACCTATCACAACAGCAAATAGACTACATTGAAAGCTACAAAGACCTACCAGATGATTTCATGTGGAAGGTTTATGGATTAGGTGAAAGGGGAGCATCAAAAGAACTAATATACACTAATTGGAAAATAGTTAGTCAATTACCAAACAAAGGACAAATATTTTACGGCTTAGATTTTGGTTATACAGTACCTACAGCACTTGTAAAAATAGAACATTATGAGGGTAATAACTATGTACAAGAATTACTATACCAACCTAAGTTGACAATTACAGACCTTGTAAACAAATTAAAGGAACTAAATTTGACGAGGAGTGATGAAATCTTTTGTGATGCAGCCGAGCCGAAAACTATTGAAGAATTAAGCCGAAATGGTTTTAATTGCAAGCCAGCAGATAAAGATGTATGGGCAGGCATTATGAAGGTTAAATCATATCCTTTGCATATTGTACATAATAGCAGCAACCTGAAAGCAGAGCTGCAATCGTACAAATGGAAAACAGATAAAGATGGCAATATAGCAGCAGATGAAGCTCCAGTAAAAGAAAATGACCACTTATTGGATGCCATGCGATATGCAATCTTTACTAAATTAACAACTAAATCACCCTCATGGGTAGCATTCTAAATGAGTTGGATATCTAAACTTTTAGGCATTGAAAAGATACAAAAGAAGGCAATGTCATTCCCGGGCGTTTATGTAGGCACACAAGCTACTTACCTAAAATGGGATAAAGATATAAACGCTTACAGCGAAAATGATAGTGTTTATACAGTTGTTAAAAAGATAGCTAAAAAGGCGGCAAATGTGCCTCTTTACTCTTATTTGCCTAAAAATCAAACATCATTAAAGCGTTATAAACACAGCCCTGTTAATAACGTGCAACGGTATCAATTAGATCGCATAAAGGCATTAGATGAGGTTGTAAGCAATAGCGCATTATCACAGCTTATAAATAACCCTAACCCTTCACAGGGTGCTGATTCATTTTATGAAGGTATATTTAGTTTTTATGTTTTGTTTGGCGAATCCTTTATATGGCTTAACAGAGGCGGCATTGAAAACGGCGAAGTATTGGAGATGTATGTTTTGCCACCTTCAAAGGTTGAATTAGTACCAGATCCTACTGATTTATATGGTGTTACAGGTTATTTGTTAGAGATAAACGGAAAATTTATACCTATAGCCAAAACAGATATTATACATTGGAAAACATTTAACCCTACATTCGATCCTATTGATAGAAGCCATTTGCGTGGCTTTAATCCGTTTATACCTCTCAAAAGAAGATTGCAACAAGATAACGATGCAATGGAGGCGGCAGTAGCAATGTTTCAAAATGGAGGCGCAAAAGGTGTATTAACAAACGAAACATTAGATAACCTAACACCTGAGCAAGCTGGGCAGCTAAAATCTGTAATTGATAATAAGATTAACAATACAGCCATGAAGGCGGCTGTAGCTACATTGCAAGGCAAGTGGGATTATTTGGATATAGGTAAGGATTCTGTAGATATGCAGCTATTGGATAGCCAAGATAAAACAATGGAGCGTATCGCAATGGCATTAGGTGTAGATCCTGATATTTTAGTGCCGGGTCAGTCTTATTCTAACAAAGAATGGGCTCAAAAGAAGTTTGTTACTGATCTTATTATGCCTATGTGCAACAGCTTAAGGGATGAACTTAACAGAGGTTTGGTGACATCGTTTAAGAGCCGTGAATACTTAGATTTTGATTTTTCTGCTATTCCTGAATTGCAAGATGATTACAGCAAAATGTCAACTGTTTATAATGGCATGTTTGATAGAGGTACTATAAGCGGCAACGAATACAGGCAATTGTTAGGCTTTGAGCCTACCACACAGCCAATGCATGAAAAATATTTGATAACGGGTAATTACGGACTTATTGAAGATGTAGATGTACCAAATGAAGATATAAGCAATGACAACGGCTCAAAATACAACGATTATATGGCTTAAAGATTATGGGTGGCAGTTTGTAAACGTTTGTATTTTCAAAGCACTTATTAATATTCAAGCAATAAATTTTTACAAGTCTATACAACACAATGTTACAAACAATAGAAATTAAAAAGTATTGTGAAAGCATTGCAAAGCGTAAATATCCGGAAACTGAAAAAGAAAAGAAGTGCATAAACGAATATGGTAAATTGATTATAAAACGTGGTCATTTCACAAAGGAACTGATTAATTTTATCTCAAAATATGACGGCAAGACAACGGAGAATATACTGGAACCGGGAAAGAAATAAAGCCGTTAAATACATTACAAAGTATCAAAAGAGGTTTTACAATGCTTTGCAGTCTGATATGCAAGGCTTTCAAGATGCATTACGCAATAGCGAACAGCATGCAAGGAGATATATCAACAATCTGCTTTTTAGCGATGGTATAAGTGCTGCAATGGCTGCTTTAATTAGTGAAATTGGTGTAAGGTATGCAAGGCAGAATTATGATAGTTTACGCAAAGAAAAGCAATTCGGTACAAGTGAAGAGTGGATTCAATTGATAATGGATTATTTAGGCACTAATTTTTACAATAATGGTGTACTTCAAATTGTAAAGACTAGCCGTACAATGATGTTTGATATATTAGAGCGTGGCAATCGTGAGGGGTGGGGTTATTTTGATTATGCTCAATATATTAGCGAAAACGTACCCGGACTGAATAGAAACAGAGCTGATATGATTGCACGTACAGAGGTTGGGCGTGCCATTCATGCAGGCACATTTGTTGGTGCGGACAAATCACCATTCAAAAAGCAAAAGATATGGGTAGCGGCAAAAGATAATAGAACGAGGGGAAATCCTTTTAATGGTCAAAAGGATAAATCAGATCATTGGCATTTAGATGGGCAAACAGTAGATTTTAATGATAAGTTTGTAGATCGCAGATCGGGAACAGAATTAGATCATCCACATGATCCACAAGCGCAAGCTGTAGATGTAATCAGATGTCGTTGCACATTTGCCATTACAAATAAAAGAGATGCAAACGGTAGATTAATAAGAAAAAATAATATAGTTGACACATTTAGATAAAAATTACAATATAGTAATTCAATTTTGTTAATATGCCAAGTCCTACAGCAAACGAAAATAGAGATCAGTTTTTAGAACGTTGCATGGGTGATAGTGAAATGGTTGGTGAATTTGGAGAAAACGATCAGAGGTATGCGGTTTGCGTTTCGTATTGGCAAAATAAAAAAGTAATGAATACTATTCAGCATAAGGTTTACGATTTAAAAGCTCTTGATGTAGATACGTCAAAACGCAGCGTAAAAGTAGCCATTGCTGAAATGGAAACAGTAGATAGAGATGGAGATGTATTTGAAAAGTCTGCATTTGATAAAACGATTGCAGAACGTGGTCCTAATGGGTCAAATGAGATTTGGCATTTAGTCAACCATGAACGTAAACTTGAATCTTCATTAGGTAAGTTTCAAAAGCTATATAAGGAAGGCAAATATATCGTTGGTGAAAACAGCTACCGGGATATGTTCTTGTGGAAAGAGGTTGCATGGCCTCTTTATGAGCGTGGTGATATTACCCAGCATAGTGTCGGTTTTACTACATTAAACCAAACAAAAGGTAGTAATCACAATGTAATTACACAGGTTGCTTTGTGGGAAGGATCGGCTGTTTTGTGGGGTGCAAATCCTAACACACCTACTTTTGAGGTAGTTAAATCCCTTTTGGAGCAAAAAAAAGAAACAGCTTTTGATTATATGGCATGGGTTATAAAAAAGCTGAAAGAAGGTAAATATAGCGGTGAAAACGAATCTTTACTGATAAACGAATTGCAAGAGGTTTCTAATCTATTTATGCCGCAGGAAACTGCACAGAAAGAAATTGAGCCGCAGGAAACTGCACCCAGTTTAAACGATCTGAAATCTGCAATAGACATACAATTATTAAAATTTTACAAATAACACAAAATGGCAAATGAAATTTTAGATGCCTTAAATCCACTTGTGGATGGTATCAAATCAGAAATTAAGTCAGTAGATGCAAAGCTGGCTGCTGACATCGCTCAACTTAATGAGGATGCACAAAAGAAAAACGAAACAATTGGCGAACTGGCTAGCAAAGTAAAAGAAATGTCAGCTTCTGCTAATCGTTTGAAATCAGGTATTGAAAGTGAAGCTAAAAAGGATTGGTCAAATTCTGACAAGTTTAAAGCTGCAATTATGGATATTGTTGCTGAAAACTTTGACAAGATCAAATCTGAGACTGGCTTCACAGCTACTAAGGTTGTTGGTGACATGACACTCGGCAATAATTTGACCGGAACTTCACAGATCAGCTATGTTCCTTCAAATCTGCTCCGTTCTTTCTATAACCCACATCTTTATGATGTTTTCCGCATCATCCCTACCGCTACAGGTAATGTAACTTTCCCTCGTGGAAATGCTGCTGTAGGTGAAGGTTCTTTTGGTGTGCAGACTGAAGGTTTAGCAAAAGCACAAGTTGATTATGATGTAACAATGGTAAACGTTGCCGTTCCTTTCATCGCTGGTTTTGCTAAGGTTAGCCGCCAAATGCTGCAGGATCTTCCTTTCTTACAAGCTTACCTTTCTCAGTCGCTTGTTGAAGATTGGAACAGAGCGGTTAACACTCGCTTCCTGAATACTATCGCTTCCGGCTCAACTGCTCTTTCTTCTTCTGCTACAGTTAACGCTGAAAAGATGATCGATGGTGTTGCACAGCATATGGCACTTGGTTTGGGTATGCCTAACATTATCCTGACTACTCATGCTTCATGGGCAAACTTGATGAAAACTAAGCCTTCTGATTACAGCGTACCTGGTGGTGTTACTATCGGAGCAAACGGTGAAACTCGCATTGTAGGTATTCCTGTAGTGCCTCATTCTCAGGTAACACCTTCTCGCTTCTATGTTATTAATACTGAAGCATTCGGTATTGCACAGGCTTCTGCTCTTAGCGTTCGCAGCACAGAGTTTGATGATACAGATTTCCAAAAGAATCTTATTACCTATCGTGCTGAAGCTAGAATTGAGCTTCTCAGTTTCCAGCCAACTGCTGCTGTTTACGGTACAAGCGGTACTTAATCATTCGTTTTTGTTTAATGTTGGTTTACAATTACAGCCCTCCATTTTTGGGGGGCTTTTTGTATATTTGAATTATGAAAGCAATTTGCCTTAGCCTTGCAAGCCGAAATGATAGGTGGGAATCAGCACAAAAGCAGTTCAAAGAACAAGATATAGAAGTTGAAAGATTTTTAGCCATTGATCATGAAGATCGGTTTTTGTCTTTTAATTTATCTCAACAAGCTATATTGCAAAGCATTACAGAAAATACAATAGTTTTTGAGGATGATGTTTTATTTGTAAATAATATGTTGAAACATATTATAAATACTGCACCTCAGGGATGGGATATACTTTATTTAAGCGGACATGTATTAGATTCATTAAAACACGTAGAAGATCATTGGTGGCGTTGTAAGCATACACATACTACACATTCTGTAATTTATACACCTAAGGCGGCAAAATATATATTAGAAAGATATGATCCTTATAAAAGCGGTATTTATGATGATTTTCTTTTACGTGAAATACAACCTAATTTAAACGTTTATATCTGCAAACCATTTGTAACTACACAAAGACCCGGCTATTCTGATTTGTGGCAGACAGATACCGATTACGGAATATTGCATACACAAAGCAAATTAATATGAATATTACCCATGTTACATTTAGTGATGAGAATATGTCAAAAAGTGCTATATTATGCCGCAATAGTGCATTAAATAATGGTGCTGACATATCTATAATGTACAATAAATCGTGCTATTCTGATGAATTTAAACGCATGAATAATGATATTTTAAGCAAAGAAAGAGGTGCAGGGTATTGGTTATGGAAACCGTATATTATAGAAAAAAAATTAAGTGAATTACCTGAGAATGATATATTAGTTTATAGTGATGCTGGGGTAGAGTTTGTAAATACAATACAGTTGATAATAGAGCCTATGGATTCAGATGTTTGGCTGTTTGGAAATAACTACAGGCATTTAGATTGGTGTAAAATGAATGTAATGGATTTTATTATACCTGATTGGATGTTTAATTATCATGAAGATTCAAGGCAAGTGCAAGCATCTGTTATTATTATAAGAAACACATTAGCGGCAAGATTGTTTGTTAGGGAATGGCTTAAATTGTGTCAAATGCCAGGATTTATAGATGATAGCGAAAGCAATGTAGATAATTATTTAGATTTTCAAGAACATAGGCACGATCAAGCTATATTAACGTGTTTGGCATATAAATACGGAATAAAATTACATTGGTGGCCAGCACATTATAATGGAGGGCAGTTTATTTACGACAAACATCCACAATTTAAAGATGATCATTACCCTGTAATATTTCATCATCACAGAAAACGTAATAACGAATGGTAACAAGTTTAAGCATAGGTAATGGTGGATTAGGTAGGTTTGGAAATCAGCTTTGGACTATTGCCGGAGTTATAGGTATTGCAAAACGTAATAATATAGACTTTGCTTTTCCTAAATGGGTTAATCATGATAATGCTTTGTTTGGCGGTTTTGCTGATACAATGGAGAGGTTTTTTGTCAATAAATTGCCTGTTATACCTGATGGCAGACATTGGAATACTTACGGTTATTTTTGGGGTTATAGAGATATTGATTTGGCAAATGGTGATTGGAATATAGATGCACATCTACAAAGCCCTAAATTTTTTCAGCATTGCATAGATGAAATAAGACATTATTTTACAATGATTAATGAGCCATATCAGAATGAGTTTTGCGCTATTCATGTAAGGGCGGGTGATTATATTGACGATCCCAATGCTTACCATCCTAGATGCTCAAAAGAATATTATCAGGAAGCTATTAAGCTTATGCCAGAAAATACTAAATATATCGTTTTTTCAGATGATATAGAATTTGCAAAAGAAAGGTTAGGGATTGAGGCTTTATATTTATCTGGTAATTACATAGATGATTTTAGATTAATGAAGCGGTGTAAGCATTTTATTATTGCAAATAGTAGCTTTTCAGCAATGGCAGCTATATTAGCAGATCATCCAGATAAAAAGGTTATTGCACCATCTAAATGGTTTGGGTCTCATGTTGACATTTCACCAAAAGATATTTATCATCAAAATTGGATAGTAATATGAAAATTTTATTTAGCATTCATTTGTATTTCCCAAGACATGGCAGCGGTGCTGAAGCTATGGTAAGGAATATAAACAGACATCTTGTAAGCAAAGGTCACGAAATAAAGATTTTGCTACATCAAGCAAATCAATATAAAATAACTGAAATGTATAATTATGAGGGTGTTGATGTATTTCCTCCTGATGAATACATTATAGATAAGTTATTTAATTGGGCAGATGTAGTAGTTTCTCATTTAGATTACAATAAATGGACTACTCATGCTTGTGAAAAATATAATAAGCCATTTATTCACATAGTACATAATGATACTCCTTACCCATCGGTAATAGATTCACCAATACCTTTAAAAGTTATCTATAATTCAGAATGGTGCAAAAAATCATTAAATTATAAATGGGATAGCATAGTTTTTCCTCCTCCCATTGATGAATGGGTAAAAACAGATGATAATGAAAGGGAATATATCACTTTAATAAATCTGAATCAAAATAAGGGTAGTAAGTATTTTTACAGTTTGGCTAAAAAATTACCACAATATAAATTTTTAGGAGTAAAAGGTAGTTATGATAATCAGCATATTGAAAACTTGCCAAATGTTAAAATAATACCAAATACACCAGATATCAGGGAAGTATATAAAAAGACAAAGATTTTGTTAGTACCTAGCCATTATGAAAGCTGGGGTATGGTAGCCGGTGAAGGCATGCTAAACGGTATACCTGTAATATATAATCCAACACCCGGATTACTTGAAAATGTAGCTGATGCAGGCATTTGCATAAACAGAAAAGAAACGCAAAAATGGATTAATGAGATTAATAAATTAATGAATGATGAAGCATATTATAAAAAATGGTCAAATAAAGGGTTGAAAAGAGCAAAAGAGCATTTTCCAAAATGGAAAGAATTAGAAGAATTTATTTGTAAATAAAAAACCCACCTGTAAAGACAGGCGGGGAAATTTGTAAACTTAAAACCAAACTAATGATATGCAAATGTAATTTCTTTGGTTGACAAATTGAATATTTTAAAGTCAACTATATTTTAATTTTACTAAAATGAATAATATTTACGAAATAAAGGTTACGGATGGCTCAGAGCCTATAACTCTTGAAACCGCAAAAGATTGGCTAAGGGTTACTACAGAAGATGATGATGCTATTATAACCGATCTTATTACCGTTGCTAGAAAGCGTATCGAGGCATATACATTACGATCATTAGTGTCAAAAAGCATAGTATTAACAGGATATTTAGAGCATGCTTTCCTTTTTCCTTATGCTCCTATTTCAAATATTAGTGCGGTTAAATATTTAAAAGGTCAAATTACAGATAGTGGCGTTAATGATTGGGATTTATTAGATGGTGATGAATATCAGGTTATAGGATATAATGACAAGCAATTTAGACCACATTTCCCGGCAACTTATGAAATAACATATACAACTGCTGCAAATGCAGATTCAGGGCTTAAAACCGATCTAAAACGTGTTTTATTGTGGATGTACGAAAATAGAGGAGATGATACGGATGAAATGCCTGTAGAGTTAATGAGTAATGCTAAAACTTTAAAGGTTTTGACATGGGTATAGGTGTTGCGAGAAAGGTAAAGATTGTAGTTGTAGGGCAGTCTATTGGTGTGGATGGTCCAGATGTAACATCCGATGAACTTGCCAATGTTTGGGCGCAAATAAATACAATTAGCCAATCTAGGGGATTTGATGCCGGGAAAGCTAATTACAAAACATCTTATGAGTTTTTAATCCGTTATGATTCTGCTTTGCTTATTGATATTAGGTGTATGGTTGAATATAGCAATAGGTTTTATTCGATTCAAAGCATTGAGCGTGTGGATAGGGTAAGGGCAGAGAATAAATTTGCTAGTCAATTGCAGAATAACCCGGAAGGTAAATATTGGCGAATTGTGGCAACCTCACAAGATATAGCGTAATGGCTCAATTTACTTTTAAAGTAGAAGGTTTGGATAAGCTTAAAGCACGTATAAAAGAGCTTCCAAAAGATGTACAAGAAGAGGTTGTAGGTGAAATACAGGCATGGGGGAATGAAGTAAATGCCGCACAATTAGCAAATATTAGCCAACAGAAAATACAGGATTTAGGCGCATTGCAGCAGAATACAAAAGCCGTGCTTAATCCAGATGGTGTGGAGTTAATTAGTAATGTTTATTATGCTCCATTTATAGAGTTCGGAACAGGTGCAAAAGTAAAAGTGCCTAGTGAGGTTTCAGCTTATGCCGCAACATTTAGAGGTGAAAAAAGAGGCACATTTGCCGAATTTGTGATAAAAATGAGGGAATGGCTAAAAAGAAAAGGATATAATGAAAAACTTGCATTTATAGCGGCTTTAAATAAGATTAAAAATGGATCTGAGCCTAGACCGTACTTTTTCGATCCTTACCTTAAAAAAAGACGTGAATTAATAGATAGAGTTAAAAAAGTAATATATGACATATGAAAGATCCGATTAAGTTTATTAAAGACGCATATTTTACGGCATTAAATGGGGCAATTACTTACAATGGCTCAACTATACCTGTTTATGATGAAGAAGCGGACGAAACAGGTGGAGATTATTACATTTTAATATCAACCATTACAGATGCAGATTTACCAAATAAAGGTAAATTTATGAATGACGTGGAGGTGTTGATAGATGTGGTTAGTCAAAATAATTTTAGGGTTGACTTAGTAAAAACAATAGTTGACAGCATTACTACAAAAATTTTGAATGTGATTATACCTTCGATAGGCAATACATCATTATTGGGTAATGCAGATTTTCAGATTGTAGATGTAAGAAAAGCAGCAAGTCAACACATCCCGATAATTGATACAGGCACTAAAAAGATAGTTAGAAGGTTAACAAGATTTACTCAATTAATAATAGAAAAATAAAATGGCACAAATTCAGGGAACATCAGTTAGTTTACAAATTAGAGAGTACGGATCTGGATCTTATTTGAATGTAGTTTGTGAAACTACATCAAGTCTTTCCGGTTCTGCATCTGTTACTACAGCGGTTACAAAATGTAACACTATTACAAGTGTATCTGCACCAACAGTAACCTTTTCAGTAGAGGGTGTTGCAGAAACTACTCCATCTGCTGGTCAGGTTAGCGTTGAAAATCTGCTTTCATGGTTTCAAGGTAATACATTACTTGATATAAAATATGAAGATCCGGAAGATAGTGGTTCTAATTTTTATATTCAAGGTTCTGGTTATATAACTGAATTTGGTATTACTTCACCTGCAGAAGGTGCGGTTACTTTTACAGCATCTTTCCAATTAACAGGAACAGTAGACATAACACCATAATATGAATATAAACAATAAAGAAGTAAGCCTCCGTTTTGGGATGCTTTCAGTAGAGATATTCTTAGGAGAGGCCGATAAAAATAGCGGCCTTTCTTATTATAGCTCTTTACAAATGGCTAAAATCATTTATGCAGGAATGATCAATTATTACGAGGTTAAGCAACTTCCTTACCCTGTAACATTTGAGGAGATTTATGATTATGTGGAAAGCAAAATGATGAGCAAAGATGATGTTGATGAACTTGTAAAAGTTATTGAGGATTTCAACAATTGCCAAGCTATAAAGAAAAAGGCTCAAGATGTTAAAGATGCTGTAGAGCAGATGGATGAGGTAAAAAAAAAGAAACTGATTGGCATAACACAAGAGTAACAGCATATGCAGCAGGGTTAAAACCTGACGAGTATATGTGGATGAAGCCAAATGACTTTTATCAGTTTATAGAAGGGTATAATAAAAGGCTCATAGATCATCACGAAATTGCTAGAAGGCAAGCTTATTTTATGTTAGCTCCGCACCTAAGTAAACCGATAAATATGGGTCAATTTTATAAAACCTATTGGCCATTACCGGATGATAATATAGAAGAAAACAGCCGGGAAAAAAGATTGATGGATAAATTAAAACGGATTAAAGAAAATGGCAACGGAAGGCTTACAAATTAAAATAGGTGCTGATGTACAGTCTGCGGTAACTTCTTTAAATACATTAAATACCTCTTTAAATAAGACTACACAAACGGCTGCAAATGTAGGTACAGCCGGAATGAATCAATTAACAAAGGGGACTTCACAGGCTTCTGCTGCCTTAACAAATTTTAGCCGTGTAGCTTCAGATGCACCTTTTGGACTTATAGGTATCGCAAATAACATAGATCCGCTTGTACAATCATTTGTAAGTTTACGTAAAGAAACAGGGAGCGGAAAGGCTGCTTTGTCTGCATTGGCATCATCACTTGCAGGCGGTGGCGGTTTAATACTAGGAATTTCATTAGTTACATCTGCTTTACAATTTGCTCAATTAGGATTAAGTAGGTGGGGTCAAAGTACAAAAGAAGCTAAAGAGAAACAAGATAGTTTAACTAGTAGTTTTTCATCTCAATATACAGAAGTTTTATTATTGGCTAAATCTTATGAAAATAGCCAAAATACATTAAATGACAGAAAAGAAATATTATCACAATTAAATACAGTTAGTGATAAATATTTTGGTAATTTATCTGCCGAGAAAAGCACTATAGAAGATTTACAAAAAGCATATAATGCATATATTGATAATTTAGTTAAATCTTTAGCAGTAAAGCAATTAGAGCAGGATTTAGATCCGTTAGTTAAAAGATTAGCTCAAGCACAATCTACAATAGTTAAATTAGGAAGAGATGCTGAAGTATCAGGTTTATCTTTAATAAATACAAGGGGATTAACAGGACAGGCATTAGCAGATGCTCAAAGACAAAATCAGCAAATATCAGCTTCTTTAAGAAATTTAACTAATGAACAAAGAAAAGCATTAAGCGCTACAGGTGTTTTTCAATATAATTCAGCTGTAAGAGAACAATCTGAACTATGGAAAGAAATAAATGATTTAGTTAATAATCAATCTGTTACATTTAACAATAGTGCAAAAAATCAAAGAAATTCTAATGCTAAAACTAAAAAAGATCAAAATGAAATTGTTGATATATTAAAAAAATATAATGAGCAATTAAAATCTATTAATTGGGATGAGCAAAATCGTGGCATAGATGGGACAAAGGCTAGATTAGAATTAGCTGGTGAAACTTTAAGAACTTTATATTTAGCAGGCGTAAAAGAATCATCTGACGCATGGAAAACAGTTAGTGCAAATTTTGTAGATTTTGGAAAAGAATTTGATAAATATTTATCAGCTCAAAAGCTACAGGAATTAAATAAGTTTATTGAAAGCTACAAATTAGCATTTAAGGAACTTGACATTAAAGAAGAAATTACAGATCAGGATCAGTTAAATGCTAGGATTAACTTAACTATTGACGCTTTAATTAAGCTAAAAAAAGAAGGGCAAGATAACACAACTCAATATCAAGAATTACAAAATACATTAAACAACTTAAAAGCAGAGGTTGGTTTAAGAGAAATAAGAAAAAGGCAAGAGGAAATAAGGCGAATTTGGGATAAATATAGTTTACAAGTACAGAAGCTTGATTTTAATAAAACACGTGGCAGCTTAGATATACTTAAAAGCAAAATTGATCTTATTGGAAACACAATACAAGATTTAAGGTCTAAGGGATGGACTGATAAAGATTTAGGAATACAAGTTTTAGGAGCACAATTAAATGGACTTATAGAGCAATTTCAAGCATTGCAGCAACAAAGAGAGGTTTTTGAATCGTTAAGATCTGCTATAGAAGGCGGTTTGACAAATGCTTTTGATAGCGTGTTTAATGCTTTAGTAGAAGGTCAAGATGTATTTAAGGCTTTGGGAGATTCAATAAAAAGATTAGCTTTGGATTTAGTAAAGTTAGTAATACAGATGACTGTTGTAAGAGCAATTGCAAATGCTATAGTTCCGGGTGCAGGCGGTGCGGTAGTTGATGTTGCTCAACAAGGTGTTATTAGAGGCGATACTTTTTCATTTTTATTAAATAGAGGTGGATAATGGCATATGCAGCTAAATATAGGATTGAATTTGATACTGTAAAGGGTAGATCAATAAAAATTGATATTGAGGAAGATAACTTTGCTGGAAGTGTTACTAATCTTACAGCGGCAGGCACTTCACCATTGGAAATAAGATACCCTAATGGTGAATTTGATAAAATGACTGGCATAAGGGAAAGCAAAGTAAGAATTAGGGTGCTTTCTACAAATGTAGATACAACAGATTTTTTGATTACATCAGATACGCAATACAAAGTAAAGATTTACGTAAATAATACGGTTGAATGGGTAGGGTGGTTGGATAACGATTACATTACAGAGGAGTTTTTAGATACGCCTGTAATTATTGAACTTTCAGCTTCTGATGGGTTAAGTTTGGCTAAAAGCATTGATTTATCAGATTTATCTAATAATCAGTTATGGGGTTTATATAGGGTAAAAGAATTTATTGCTTATGCCTTAGATAAAACAGGCTTAGGATTAGATTTTTACAGCTTTATTAATATGTTCCCGGCTGGCTTTGAACGTACAACATTAGATAATGATGCTTTTTTCTATTCTTATATTACAAGCCATACATTTTTAAGAGGTCCTCGTGAGTTTGATGATGCTTACACTGTATTATCTAAGATTATGCAGGCTTTTGGGTGTACTTTGTTTCAAGCACGTGGGGCATGGTATATTATACAAACCAATGATAGGATAGCAAACGATTTAGACGGCAATAGACGTAATGCTTCGGGTGTATATCAGGAAAACCATTTAAACCAAAATTTTAGCATTGATATTGGTTTGGATAAGGTTACAAAGCTTATAAATGCAGATGCTTTGACTAGCTGGGAAAGGGAATTTAAAGAAACTGTTATAAAATATAGTTTTAAAATGCCGCCTATATTTTTCCGTAATTGGGATTTATTGGATGGTACGTTTAGCGCTCCTTTGTCTGGTACTATAACTAGGTTAAAAAAAGAGGATGGAAATATAGTTTCATATAATTTACAAAGGCAAGTATATAGTTTATTAAATTGGGAAGAAAATGATCTTATACCATCTGCTTTGCCTACTGTAACATATGAGCCTTATGTTGGTGTAGAAATTGACCCAAATACTAATGCTGAATTAGTAAGATATTTAATTTTTTATTCAGGTACTGAGAATTTTTTATCTGAAATAAAAGCAATAACAACAACAGAATATCCAGTTAATAAAGATGATGTTTTTAGTATGTCTTTTGCATCAAGGGAAAAAAATGCAGGATTTAAAAATGGCGTACAATATGTAAGAGTTCAAGTAACAAAATCAAATGGGGATTATTATTATTTAGAAGCAAATGGAAGATGGAGATTTCAAGGGCAAGGTGGAATACCGAATTTAGGAGCTACATGGGAAAATGCACAAGATCGCAGATTTTGGGAAGAATATAGTATAGAATCAGAGCCAATACCTGAGAATGGTATGCTTAGTATAATGTTTACAAATTGGGGACATAGCAGAACAGCTAATAACGAAGTTCATTTTAAGGATTTATCTGTTGAAATACGTCCTTACTATAATGAAATGTTAGAAGTGGATGGTTATCAATATAAAAACAGCCAAACAAGTGAATTAAAGAATTTATATGATAATGAGATATTTGTAAGCAAATCTGATAACATAAGCACACAGGGAGCGATTTTAACAGATAGTTACGCCCAAGTGAATAGCTGGAAATATGCAGGTGCAGACGATAATACAGCCGTTCCTTTTGCTAAATATATAGCAAGATCATATTGGAGGGCAATGTATCGCAATTTTGAAAGAATTGAGGGCAGATTATACGACCTTTATCAGGGAAGCAGATTGTTATCTTTGCTTAATACAGTTAAGTTTTCAGCAATTACAGATAAAGAATTTATGATTACAACTATGAATATTGATGTTAGAAATGAATCTGCTGAATTCACAATGGTTGAATTAAGGAATACCGCAAACGATAATGATTTTACAGAAACAGGAACAGAGGATTTTAAATACTTGAATGTTAAAGCCCGTAATTTTGATGAAGTGATAAAAGAGCCTAGAACGCCAATAGATTGGAAATATGGCAATTTAGGTGTAATAAACAGCTTATTAAGGAGAAACAAAAGAAGAAGATTTAACAATTATTCATAATGCAGGAAGTTAAATTAATAAGAATAGTTGGTGTCACAGAATTAAGTGAAACGGAAGATCGTTTTATACTGCATGATTTAGCTGATGGTAAATATTATTTTGGTAATATAAACGGCGTACCTACTGAAATAACTACAGATAATTCTAATAAATGGGCAAAAATATTTTTTTATGGAGGTGATTAGAGTATTAGGCACATCTTCGCCAAGTGCAAATATATTGACAACACTTTACACAGTTGGTGAGGATAAAGGTGCTGTAATATCAATGTTAAATATTTGCAATCGAGATAGTTATGATGCAACTATAAGAATAGCGGTATATAGAACAGAATCTCCAGCTAGTGCTGATTATTTAGAATATGGCATGGTTGTTTATGGCAATTGTTCGGCTCAAAGGTTAAAAGGTGTTACACTAGCACAAGGTGATATTATTGGGGTTTGGGCATCATCTGAACACGTAAGTTTTAACTTATTTGGAAGCACATTCGATCAAACATTTGAATACGTATAAAAATGGCAAATCTTAACGGAAACGAACTTGTTTTATATTCTTATAAGGATTTAGAGCCTATTGGCTGTGAGGAAAGTTTTACCCTTAATCTAACATCTACAGAAATAATTACAACCACAAAAGGCAGCGGAAGGGCTACAAATAGAGAATACGGTGCTTATGATTGGAATATACAAGCTGCTGGTGTTATTACTGTAGGTGAAGAATTTAAAACAAACCCATTGCATTTTAATGATAATTTAATTAAAGGCAAAAAGGTAGCTGTAAAGGCTGTGTATGGATCTGATTTTTATTTCGGCATTGGTATTGTAACATCAGCTACAAATACAGGCACATCAGGTGAATTAGCAAAATATGATGTCACAATAACAGCAGATGGTCCACTATATAGTACAAATAATTTAAAAAATACAGAAAACGAGCCTTATTTACTTGAATATAGCAGTACATTATATGATATAAGTTTTTCATCAGCTAGTTTATTAAATGCAACATTATTGATGGTGTTTGTAGGTGATGAATATTACGCTCCAGATACTTATGAATTTATTGCAGATAATGGTTATGGCAGCGGTGTTATTACTTTTGATACTACTTTACCAATTGGCAAAATTGTTAAATTATTTATAGTGCCATTGGTTGACATTTGATTTATAAACATCGCATTTTTGCGGTTAATTTTGGCAATATGAAGCATATTTTAGTAGTTTTATTTATTTTTTTAAGCTTTTCTGCTTTTTCACAAAATAGATTTCCTTCTGTAGATTCAGCTAAAAACTATGTTTTAAGGTATATAAAAAACAGCGCAGTTGAAAGTTTTACCAATTGGAGAATGCAAAATACTGTTTATGGTACATTAGAGCTTTTGGATAGTTTGGCTGTTAATGCTGCATTAGATAGCATTTTTATTGAATCAGATACTTTAAAATATAGTAAAGGTGGTATTATTTATACAGTTGGCAGTCTCGGCGGTGTAACACCTACTTTGCAGCAAGTTACAACGGCTGGTAACACAACATCTAATGACATAAGAGTTGAATATATTGAGGGCTCTGGAGATGTTGTTGTTAGATTAGCCGCTGATGGTAGCGATGGTCTTATTGAAGTTGGTAATTCAGCTTTATCAGGGCTAGTTTCAATACAAACAAATACTACTGATAGTGGTAGTATTTCTTTTTTTAAAGGGTCAAATACAATAAAAGTAAAATCCCAAAATGCAACAGCAAATAGAACGTTAACGCTTCCTGATACAACTGGAAATTTATCAGTAGGTGTTTCAGCCAATGGGACTACCTACATGGCAGGTACAAACGGAATTACAAATATTGGATATGTCGATACTGCAACGGTAGTAAAAGCATACGTACACAATGCAGAAAGCGTGCAAATAAATAGAGGTCAGGTAGTTTATATTTTTAGTGCAACGGGTGATAAGGCGAGCGTTAAATTAGCCAATAATACAAGCGATACATTTAGCTCAAAGACATTTGCTATTGTTAGGGATGACATACCGGCTGGTGGTGATGGATGGGTTACAACACAAGGGCAATTATCGGGGTTAAATTTGGGCAGCTATACGGCAGGGGATATTTTATGGCTTGATAGCGTGCCGGGTGGGTTTACAAAGACGAAGCCTGTTGCTCCAAAGCATGGGGTGTTTGTTGGGGTTGTTGAAAGGGCGAACGCTGGTAATGGTATTATGTATGTTAAAATCCAAAACGGAGTAGAATTAGACGAGCTGCATGACGTTAGGATTACAAGCGTAGCAAATAATGAGATAATAAGATACAATTCTACTTTAGGGTATTGGGAGAATAAAAGCATTATAACTACGCTGGGGTATACTCCTTTGAATGTTACTGACACAACTGCAATGCTTTCACCTTATTTGCGCTCAAATGTAGCGGCTGCTACTTACCAACTGCAATTGGATACCGTTCCTTTGGCGGTCTTTGGTGCTGGTAGTGGTGCTGCAGGCGATACGGCTGCTTTTAGTACATCGGCGGTATATGGTAGCTTTTATAATGCAGGCAGCGATACTTTGATAATTACGCAAATGAGAGCAGGGGTTTTGGGTAATTCGCCAAGTATTACGACTGAGGTTTATTGGAACGATAGTTTAAATATTACGGCCGGTGCTACTATTTTGGTAAGCGGTGGCACATCTGTGACAGGGACGATAGGTGATACAAATGTAACATCATTCACCAATAATAAGATTCCGCCAAATGTATGGGTGTTTGTTCGTACATCAGCGGTGGCTACAAAGCCGACTTATTTTACTTTGACTTTATTAGGGTATAAAAAGAGAATATGAGATTTACTTTTGTAATATTACTTTTTTTGAGTTTAGGTGCGGATGCGCAAATGATTATAAAGGCGCATCCTAATTATATGCCATTAAGTCAATTTAGTGGTTTATTAGATAATTATAGTGGTGCGGCGGCAGCTTATTCTTTGCGGAAGTTAGATAAGGATTATACTGGAAATGCAATAAGGGTAAGGCGGTCGAATGATAATAGTGAGCAGGATATTGGGTTTACTTCATCAGGCGACCTCGACACAGCTTCCCTTAAGACGTTCACAGGGGCTAACAGTGCCTTTGTAGTAACATGGTATAATCAGGCAGATAGTGCAGGTGTGTTTGGGATAAGAAATGCAACACAAGCAACCGCAGCTAATCAGCCAAGAATAGTTAATGCTGGAACGGTTGAAAGATTAAATAATAAAGTTGTTTTAAAGTTTTTATTAAATAATTCAATTAGAATTAATTATTTTGATATAAGTCAAAGCTGGTATGTTTTTTCTGCTGTAAAACCGTCAACTGTATCTACTCAACAAGAATTATTAGTGCAAACATCAGGAGGCGGGAATATAGGAAGAATTTATTTAGGTTTTGGTAGAAGCAGTCGTCAATTTTTAACATGGTATAATGCATATTTATCAAATTCAACAAATGCATTGACTACAAATCAACAGCTACTAACTTATTTTAAAACAGGGACAACAAGTAATTGGAGCTATGGATATTTTACAAATGGCGCAGCAAATGGTTCATTTACTAATATTAATAATTCTCCTGCGGTAAATACAACTATAAATATTGGTAGCACTTTTTTTTCGCCAAACTCCATTGATTTGTCAGAAATAATAATTTACACATCAAATGAATCATCCAACCGCACCGGAATTGAAACAAACATAAATAACTATTATGGCATATATTAAATACATATTTACTTTATTAATTATTATTTTTTCATTATCCATGAGCGCACAAAACTACATTAAGGTTTTACCCCAAGCAGGATTGACAAGCGAACAGATAGCGGAGGCTATCAGCTACGAACTATGGGCAATAAGTAGACCGCCTGCAATTAGAAACCCGAATGATGTAACTACCTATCTTTTTGGATGGGTGAAGCACCCAACACAGGATTCGGCATATACAGATACAGTAAATGCAGCTTTAATGGTGGATTTGAATTACAATATCATTGTGCATCCTGATAACAATCTTACAAACCTTATTGCTTTGTTCCCTGAGTTATCAGAAGCTGAAAAGGATGGGTTGGCATCGTTTATCAAATCACAGCAAAGCTTTCCGTTTCAGTATATAATACCACAGGGAACAACGGTATTTACTTATGAACAAATGAAAGAAGCAGGATGGTTTCCTGAAAATGAAGAACTATGAGAGGTTTTATTTTACTTATAATCGCTTTGTTACTTGCAATAGTTTTATTGCCAGTAGGCTTCGCTTTTCAGATAATTACAACGTTATTTAAAAGCGTAAACAGATACCTTTTCACTATTGCAAAAAGTATCGACCAGCTTGGTAATGTAGTTTGTGCGGACTTATTTAATTATACAATGATTAAAAAGCAAGGTTACAAGTTCGGACATGAAGATGTGACAATCAGTCACGTGTTGGGGATGAATAAAAAAATAAATAGATTAACATTTACAGGCAAAGCATTATCTTGGCTGTTAAATGCAATTGACAAAGATCACGTTGAAAAAGCGATAGAATATGGCAAAGATTGAATTAGGGGTTGTGTGGATATTTAGCTTAATGACAATAGTAACGAAAAGCGATATTATGTTTTGGGGGTCGGTAATTGCATCGGTAACGGTAACACTCCGCAACCTTGCAGGTGCTTGTAAAGTAATTTTAATTATTTTATATAATATAAAAAGAAAATTACATAAAAAATTAATTGATATACAAAAAAACAAATAACATGCCAGAGTGGTTAAAAAGATTAACGAAGACAGACATTAGAAACAGCCTTGCAATTATCATTGTTTTAGGTTGTTTTGGTTTGGTTTACTTATTACAAGTAAAAGCTATTCCTGCTGAAAATCATGACATAGTTAACATTGTTGCAGGGTTTATCTATGGCGGTGCGCTTGCTGGTGTAGTAGGCTTTTATTTCGGTAGCACTAAGCAGGATAAAAACACAAAAGCAGATGACTAAGTATATTCTGATATTTGGGCTTTTATTTCAGTCCTGCTTGCTTCCTAAAAAGCTGGATAAATTTTTTGACAAAAAGCCAATTATGGCTGCAAAGAAATGTGAGGAGGTGTTTCCAATAAAGGAAACTACAGATACGGTTACTATTATTGATTCTGCAATGTTACAGGCATACGAAATGGAGTTCGTTTACCTTTATTCGATGCTCGATTCTTTGTTAGGTAGTCAGGTTTCAGATTCGGTTAAGCGTGAAATAGTAACCGTATTTCAGGAAAAGAAAGTGCCTGTTATCAAATACAAGTACATTACAAAGACTGTAGAGAATACACGTAAACTTCAGATTGTAAAGGATTCCTTGACAGTTATTATTGATATGTTGACTCAAGATGTAAAGGATAAACATAAAGAGTACATAGCCGCTTACAAAGACTACACAGTAGAAAAAGAAAAGGCGGATAAGTATAAAAGGCAAAGGAATAACCTTTACTGGTGGATATTGATTCTACTAATGTTATTGTTCAGAAAACCTATTGCAAGGACAGCTTCTAAATTAGTCACTAAATTTTAATAATATGTTTTTAGAAATAGCACAATTATCAGAAAGCATTGATATGTTTATAGCGATTGCTTTTTGTTTCATTCCTCCGTTTATATGGTTTTATTACGGCTACAAAGCATCCAAAAGCGGAAGCATATACAAGAAAGGTAGGGAAAATATGCCAGGTTATTATGAGTGGAAAGAATCAGATGTAAATGTTTCCTTTTGGAAAACTGGTCAGTTTTATATAGGTGTAACATGGCTGATATTAGGAACTATTTTCTTTTTCGCTTTGTTATGGCCAGACCATGCAGATGTGTGGTTTGTCAATTAATGTCTTGACAAAATTTGTCAAATATGCTATCATTAGGCTACCCAATTATTGCTGCTCTTTTATGTGCCTTAATCGAGTATTTGCGTATCGAATCCGTTAAAGGCAAGGTTGAGAATGTCAGCAAGTTTTGGAGCGTTACGATAGCTTTTGTCTTTTTCGGTATTTGTTTGGCTTTGTCGGTCGATTACTACGATTACATCCTGCCTCACCACGTTTTGTACTATGCTTTGTACTTTATCGGGTGTCGGGGTTTATTTTATGATGTCCTTTTAAACGCATTTAGAGGCTTACCATTCGATTATTTTTCAGACCATACAAACAGCTTAACTGATAATTTAAGCAGAAATTTGGGCGGTTTCTGGGCTTTACGTGGCATTTCTCTATTTCTTTATATTATTTTTGGGTATTTATGGCTATTGTCAATATCAAATATGATTTAAGCGACCGGGATGACCGGATGGCTTTGGAGCGTGCCATGTACAGCTTAGACATGGCAGCTTTCATATTTGAAGTGTTATTGAATGGCAAAAAGCGGTGTGAATCTATTTACGGCAAAAATGCCACAATAGATGACGTTTGGCAGTATTTATGGAAGGAATCACAGGAACATAAAATAGACATTGATAAATTAATAGAATGACTAAAATAGATGTAGCAAGGGAATATCGTACAAAGTATGGCATGGATATGGCAACGCTAACACTTGCCAGAATAATGTATAAAGAAAATATTGAACTGTTTAAAAATGTCGATAATGCTAGATATGCATTAAGATATATTGAAGGTAAGCAAGGCGATAAAAGGAAAAAATATGCTATAAATACGCCGTTCTACAAAGAGCATGCAAGACCTTTAAACCCTTACAAGCTTCCCGAATCTGAGGAAAGTAAATACGAGCCTTTTATTTTAAAGGCAAAGAAATTAGCGGTGCTTTCAGATATACACGTACCTTACCATTCTATTGAAGCTGTTACGGCTGCTTTTGATAAAATAGCTGAAGAGAAGCCAGATGCGATCCTTTTGAATGGTGATACGGTGGATTTTTACGGTCTTTCTAGGTTTATGAAAGATCCTCGCAAAAGATCGGTAGCGCATGAAATACAGGCGGTGAATGAGTTTTTAGATGTATTGCAGCAATTTAATGCTAAAATTTATTACAAGCTAGGTAATCATGATGAAAGATACGAACACTACCTAATGCATAAAGCACCTGAATTGTTAGGCATTCCAGAGTTTAAATTTGAGAATCTGCTTAAGGCAAAAGAAAGGGGAATGGCAGTAATTGGTGAAAAGCGTATAATAAAGGCGAATAAGCTTAACATTATTCACGGTCACGAATACCCATCTGTTTTCAGTCCCGTAAACATTGCACGTGGTCTTTATATGAAAGGTAAGGTTTCAGCAATGCAAGGGCATAATCACCAGACTAGTGAACACACTGAAAGTGATATGAATGGTGAGATAGTTACGACATGGTCACTAGGTTGTTTATGCGAATTAAACCCAGCTTACATGCCATTAAATAAGTGGTCTCATGGTTTTGCAATAGTTGACTTAAATGATAACGGCAAAGACTTTCACGTTCGTAATTACCGAATCTATAAAGGAAAAGTATTATGAGTGAAGAAACACAGATACCTGAATTTCCTGAATATACGGGCTTTGAGTTGCTCGATATTATCAGCAACCAACTTGAGGTAATCGCTACCCTTGCAGAATTATCAGAGCCGCAATACCGTACTTATGAAGATGAAATGGAAGATGTTAATACTGTAAAACGTAACACTTACAGAATAGTATTTGCCGCACAAAGAAAGCTGCTTAAGTATGTAAAAGATTATGAACAGAAAAAAGAACAGCCATGAACTTGCAAAAATTACAACACATTCTCCCTGTAAATGTTTATGATGCGCTTGCAAAAAGTAATAAAAATATTACTAACAATTTTAGGTTAGCGCATTTCCTTAGTCAGGTAGCGCATGAGTCTGGTAATTTCAAGGTGTTATATGAGAATCTTAACTATTCCGCTGCTGGTCTGCTTAAGGTGTTTCCTCGTTATTTCAATGCAACTACAGCCGCACAATTTGCACGTAAACCGCAATTGATAGCCAATAGGGTATATGCCAACAGAATCGGCAATGGCAATGAGGCAAGTGGTGACGGATGGAACTACAGAGGGAGAGGTTATTTACAGGTTACAGGTCGGGCAAATTACAAAGCATTTAGCGAATACATCGGTGAAGATTGCGAAAAGCATCCCGATTTAATTTCAACAAAATATCCCTTAGATTCTGCATTATGGTTTTTCGATAGGAATAAACTGTGGACTTTATGCGATAAAGGCGAGGAGAATGTACCTACTGTTAGCAGGAGAGTTAACGGCGGCACTAATGGGTTACAGGATAGGCTTAATAAATTCCGCAGCTTTATGAAGTATTTAAACAGCTAACTTCATTTTGTAGTCAACTGGTTACAATTTGTAACCGACTCGTTTTTTTAATTGTTCTCTATACCATCGTGCACCTAATTCAAATGAACCTACTGAAATAATTAAATCTTCAAGTTTTGATTCTTTTGCTGCATTTAAAATTTCTTCATCTGATATTTCTTTTTGTGCAAATTGTAATATAATTACATTGATAGCCTCACTTATTTTTTTAGGTTCTAGCATTTCTATATCAGCTCCTAACCTCCATTGTTGGTGAATTTTTAATATATCTATAGCTTCTTGTATCTTCATAACTAATCTTTTTTAGGTTGTTTATCTAAATAATAATTAGCAAATTTGTCAGTTATATCTATAAACAAATTGCCATATTCACCCAAGTAATAAAGTCTGCCATTTATTATTTGTATCATTTTTTAGGTTGTTTAAGTGATAACATTAAGTATTTAGCAGTTAATCCTGTTTCTCTGCTTTTCTCAACAATGAATTTAACTTGTTTCTCTGTATATAGGGTTTCTTTGGCTTTGTTATAACCATCTATATATGCTTTAAATACATCATATCCATTATACCCATCTGATTCTTCAGGTTTTTGTTTAGGTGTGGTTATATATTCTTCTGCTAATTTCTGAACATCATTTGGTCGAGGATTACCTCGATGAGATGTATCTTCATACAACCCATCCTTAGCATCTTCTTCCATTATTTCTGTAATGAGTTGCTTTTGTTGTTCTTTCGTATTTTTATATAGATGGGCATATAAAAACCCATTTGCTTCTTGTAATATTTCAAATTGTATTTCTTTACCTTCATAAAATGAATGAGAGCATAGTGCTACATAATGTGGATGTATAAAGACTCCTTGTAAAGACTGTCTTTCTCCAATATACTTAGGTTCGGTTTGTAAATGTTTGACCACCCATCCTTGTTCTGTTTTATGTAAATAACCTTTCATTGTATTTCTATTTCAGAGTTTAGGTAATCTTGTTTTCTTTGGTCATATAAAAGCTTTTCTGATACAATATTACCAGAGCATCCTATAAGTTCATCATATACATTATCAACAAGTTTTTCCAATGGGATTAGTTGCTGTTTAAGTTCTTCCAAATATTCTAACTCATCATTAATAAAATTACATCTTATTACATTGCCAATGATGTTTGAGTGCGTATAAGACTTGTTTAATTTTTTAATTCTTTCTTCTATCCACTCATTACTGATAAGTGAATACTCTTGTAGTTTAATTTTCATAAATTTCTATTTCTTTTTTTACTTCTTTCCAATATAACTTTGCCCCTTTTATAATATCTTCATTATAGTACGAAGTTTCTATGTGTTTCATAATCTCATCAATTGCTATTAATGCGCATTGCTTAGAGGCAAAATGGTTTAATATATCATCATTCATAACAGTAGCGAGCCCATCAAGTATTCCTGTATGTCTAACATCTTTACATAACGGCTTAAACTTATTTATCAGTTCTTTTGCTTTTTCTTTTACTGTCATAATTAATCATTTTTTTCTTTAACAATCTCAATTAACTTATTTAAACAAGCAAGTTCTGCTTCTTCGTAGGTCTTATATCCCATTTTAAAATGCCTTTCTTCGTACACCCCATATTCATGCACTATCTCCCATCTATAAGAATATCCACCATCAGCTTCTCCGTGTCTATTAATACTTGCATCAGATAACTTTTTATCTCGAAAAAATCTAAATGCTTGTTGGTATAGTGGAGATTCAATTACTTCTCCATATGAAGCTCTAGAACCAAATGATAATTTCTTATTAAAATAATATGCTAAACATTCTTCATCAAATCCAAGTTCTTTAAGTTCTAATGCTTGTTCGTATGGGATGAATTCTGTTTGCATAACTAATCTTTTTTAAATTGTTCAAACCATTTACTAATATCAATAGGATTTTCTCCTCTGCAATCATTTAATAATTCTAACACTTCTTCTTGTGTATATAGACTTTTATATCTATAAAATCCTAACCCAACTACTTCCTCCCATAATTGAGTCATAGTGGTTCTAATGGAATTTTTGGTTTGTTCGTCTAAAAAAGCGAAATCATGTCTATATCTTAGAGCCATTGAGTCTATTAATTTTGGGTCTGGTTTCATAACTAATCTTTTTTCTTTTTAAGAATCTCAATTAACTTATTCAAACAAGCAAGTTCTGCTTCTTCATAGGTTTTGAAACCATCATTCATTATGTCTGTGCCTGCTATTTTTAAAGCATACATAAAGTTATTAGATGGTCTTAGTTGACCAAATATTTCTCCATGTAATGAACATTTCTCTCTGAACCAACGAAACGCTTGTTGGAATAGTGGTGCTTTAATCTCTTTCATTACATGACAAAAGTCTTTAGTTTCTGTGTTGTAATATTCTAAAACATATTCATCAAATCCAAGTTCTTTAAGTTCTAATGCTTGTTCGTATGGGATAAATTCTTTCATATTATTTGTTTTAAAATGTAATCAAATGCTGCTGAATATGCTTCTTGTGGTGAGTTATAACTTTTAGGACTATGAGAGTAAGTACAATCTTTTAAAAACACAATAGAATACATCCATTGTAAGTTTTTAGGTTTAGAAAATTGGTCAATACTTACGTCAACCCAAATATTATGTTTAATTCTTAACCATTCTACCACAATGTGTTGTTCAGGTGCAGCAGCTATTGGCTTAAATTCTTTTCTACCACTAAACCAAGTATCTTCTAAATTAAAAACAGAATTTTTAGCAGCTGAATCATAATATTGTACAAACTCTAGTTTTTCATCTTCACGATAAAATTGAGTACATGCTTCATCAAACTCTTTTTCTTTAAGAAGTTTACTCTGTTCAAATGTTACATATTCTGGTTTTATCTCCATAACTAATCTTTTTTAAATGTTTCTTGATAGTATTGTTCTCCATTAATTATTGTTGGATAAACTTCGTCTGTATAAATTTTTTTAACTCCGTGTGCATCTATTATCTCCTGCTTATGCAATTCTTCTGCTTTGAATAGTGTTTCAAATAATAAAGCAGAAGGTATTTTATTTTCATATAGGTTAGATAATCTCTTAACCTCTTCAATTATCATTTGTATTGATGATTGCATAAATTATTTTTTAAGTCTTGCATATTCTTTTTTTACATACAATTTAGCCAATTTCTCAAATTCCCAATCGTGGTTAGTAATTAAGCCATTATCGTGTAAGTATATCTGAAACCCTATTATATCTTCTATTATCTCCTGCTTGTGCATTTCTTTGGCTTGTTCAAATACTTCAAATGCAGACCTTTTACAAGTGTAGTCAACAGGTATTTGTTCCCATAACCATTCTATTGATGTTTGCATAATTTATTGTTTTTAAAAATAAGGCTTCTAAAACCCACCGATTAGGCAAGGAAACTTAGCCTTTTAGTTTTTTGCTTCTTAATAAAAAGCTACAATCTTTTGAGCCTTCGCCAAGCCCGAAAACGTTATAAGCCATTTAAGTCGCAGTATTCCAAAGCTAACTCTAAGGCTCTATTAGCATTCTCTCTTGACCAATCATAGAAGTCATCATAGTTCAATTCCTCATTTGGAAACACCTTTGACCAAATGTACTCGTAAACATTTAAACGGCTGCTAACATCGGTTTGCCTCAAGTCGGGGTTTAGTTCTTCGTTTGACATTTTGTTGTTATTTAAAAGTTAGTAATTCTATTTAAGTTTTGTGGTTCAATTACCGCACCTCGCCAAGCTGCGGAAACGTTATTTTACTTTATATGCTTTAAAGTATAATACCTTCCGGTATAATTACTTTATATCTTTTTAAATATAACTAGCTGCATTTTTTACAAATTTGCAGCTATTAATAATATTAAAAATAGCATTATTAAACTTGCAAATAAAATCAATATCCCCCACATTAAATTATTTGGGTATCTTGATATGCCATTTGGTACAGTTATATTATCATCTTTTGAACTATTATCAATAAGAGTTTCTCTTAATTTCATCAGCAAATTTGTTTTTTCAATGGAAGAAGTTTTGCTATCAACTTTCATTAATTCGCCATAACTTTCTTTTAAATTTTTGTACCAAAATTCTATATCTTCATCAGGTGTTTTAAATAAAATAGATGTATAACCTTTTGTTAGATTATTTGCTTCTAAATAATCAATTGATTTTTTTAACTCATTTCTTGCTATTTCAACAGTATTAGCATTGGCCGCACGTTCTAAATATCCTAAGCAATTTTGATTAATTTGAACACTTTTTGTAATTACAATACAAAATATTGATATTGATAATACGCATAGAATGGTTAAGATAATTCCTTTCATAATTTATTTTTTTTTAATTTTTTAAAATATAACCGACTGCTGATCTTACGGGAAGCAGCCGGGTTTTGCCACATCTTCATTTTTCAAAACTAACTTGATTGTTAATTTATGCGGCAAAGCGTTGAATATTAATTAATTTGTCTTTTATTGTGTTATATCCTAAATGTATAACAATTTTTAATCTATCTGCTATTGAACACCATCTTAAATGCCCAATAATAGCGTCAGTTTCGGTTTTGTACCTTTCAACAGGATGAATACCGCCTGCATCATAAATAGAAGTTTCATAAATATTATCATATGTTTTATTCGTCCAAACATACAACTTATTAACTTCTGTCTTTAAAATTTCATCAGTAAATTGATTCATAATTGTATTTTTAAAATGGTGCTTCTTCGTAAACAAAAGTGGATTGTTGATTCATTCTTGCAAGTAAGTGTGCCAACACATCCCTTCCGTTAAAATAATATCTTCTTTCTTTTCTGTTGTATTCAAATTCAATCTCACCTTTTTTACCTACCTGTTTTTGCCTTCTGATCTTTTTGGAGCTGAAAGTACAAAGGTTACTGCTTGGGTCTTTTTGGTGATTAGGTCTGTGATAAACAATTATATTATCCATTTTGTTATTCCACATTGCACCGTCTGCAAGATCAAAGACATCCGGGCAAGGATAGTTACCGTCCGGCTCTTTTCTCATTTTATGGGGATGTGCAACAATCACAAAGTAAATATTGTTTATTTGAGCAAAGCGGCTGCAATCAGATAAAAATGTTTCTAAGTATTTATCAGACCTTCCTCCAGCACTTAAATAATCATTTGAAAGCTGGTTAAATGGGTCAATAATGCATCCAGTGATTTTTTCTTTTATAATCAGTTCTAAAAACCTTTCTTTGATGTATTCAGGTGTCGGTGCCAGTTCTTTTGGATATACGTAAAAAATGTGCTTACTGATAAAATCGTACGCCTTTTCATATTTCATCTCATTAACGTATGGTTTAATGCATTGATTACCAATGTATATCTCAGTTAAATCATGGTAAAACTCTTCAGCAGGGTTGTTTTCAGGTGAAAAGAAAGCATATTTCTCTCCGTACTTTATGGCTCTTATTAGGATATACCACATCAGAAAGCTGCTTTTCCCATAGTTACCTATTCCTGTAAGGCATGTTATTTCACCGTGCTTAAATTTAAAGTATTCGTCTAGTTCGCAGTCAATTCCTTTTAATTTAGCAAAGCCGTTTCTAAGCAATTCTAAGGCGTTTTCTTTTACATCCTCACCATAAATTACATCTTTTGGTCTTATGGTTAGATCGTATATTGCCGGGTCTATTTCAATTTCCTTTTTTGTTTTGATGTCAATAAGTACGTCCCGATCAAATACAGCGGTGTTAAAATTGTTTGATCTATATGCGGACTTTATTGCTCTTTCTGATTCGTACTTTGCAAAGTTGGTATCTGATTGAACAAAGTCATTGTAGATGAAATATTCAGTTTCTGATTGGTTTATACCGAATCTGCAACAAGCTGAGGCAAGTTTAAAAATAAATGTGTTTCTCTCACCTGTACGGAAGGCATCACCTTTGTTTGTAAGCCATGTCAGTATTTTGCGGTATATTTCTGTTTTATCGCTTACAACTTCCTGACTTTTAATCTTTTCGTGCTTAACCGTCTTTGTAAATGGTTTGGCTTTTGTGTTTATGTAAATGTCAGGATCGTAGCTTTCATAACACACCCTACTTTCGTTTTTTCCGCTAGGGTCTATTTCAGGCATTATTTCCTGTAAAGCTGCAAAGTGTTCACGATGTTTGTTACCATCTGCAATTTTTACAAGTGCTTTTAAGCCATTACCTGAAGGTGAAAGCCAGCAAGCATAAATGTATGGTAGGTTAATTATTTCTGTCTGCTTTTCCCTTACATCTTTCAACTCGTCAAAGTCAAGAACAATAAATCCTGAATGCTCGATTATTGCTTTGTCCTCTCTTTTTGTAAACTTACCTGAAAAGCAGATACAAGGTAGGTTATTTTTTAAGCTGTTTTTACGCTCTTTATCTAGTTGCAATCGTATTTCTTCCACAGCCTGTTTTGACCTACCATTTTTTATTCTTGCAAGTGCTTGTTCTATTGTAATGTAGTGAGCGTCTTTTTCTTCTCTTGCCCAAATATTTCTATATGCTGTTACCATGAGTCGTCTCTGTTTCGTCTTCTAATATCCACTAATATTTGTGGGTTTTGCTTTTTCCAATTTATAAAATGTCTTTTATAGTCTATTGGAGATTTATTATTTATTCCGATTAGTATGCAGTGATCGTTAAAAGCTTCTAACTCTTCATGGTTTGTTTTTGCTAGGTTAATCCATTTCTCATCTTTTAAAGCTATTTCCTTACATTTTTCAAGTAATAATAATTGTTCTTTTTCTTTCTCTTGTTCTTGTACTTTTTCTTCTCCTTTCTCTTTCTCTTCTCCTTTCTCTTTCTCTTCTCCTTTCTCTTTCTCTTGTACCGAAGCCCCTTGCCTAGCCCCTTGCCTAGCCCCTTGCCTAGCCCCTTGCCTAGCCCCTACCGAACCCCCTACCGAACCCCCTTGCCTACCCCCTTTATTTTTACTCAAAAAACCTTCTATTTGTGAGTTTATATTATGCTCCTGTGATTTGTAAGCAAACATAGCCATAGGTGATAAATTGTCTGTTTCTATGTTTTCAAATTGCTTTTTCAACAAAGCTGTTATGAATTGAACTTTGTCTGTGTCAGATTCTAACATTAAAAAAACATCATAATAAGACCTGTAAAAATTAAATGCTTTTCTGGTCATAAAAATAAAAAAGCCCTTCAGGAATAGTGCGGTAACGGGCGCGACCATTCCATCTGGGCTAAAAAGTTATTAATGATGCCGTTACTCATCAGTTGCTAAATTACGAAACTTTCTGTTTTTTTTGGCTTTCTAGGGATAATTTTTTTAACTTTTTTATACCTGATGCATTGATTTTGCTAGGCATAAGGCTGTATTCTAACCAACTGCAATACGATCCGTATTTTGTTTTCCCTTCCTTCTTTGTACGGGTGAGGGTTACTCCAAAAGGCCGTTCAATTAACCTTGCAACTTCACGGCTTATGTTACTAATTCCGAAGTCTTTGTAAGCTGTTTTAATGCTTACAGGCTTACCTGCTAACAGGTGCTTTGCGAGTGCTTGTGTTCGTGTCATGTTATTTGTTTTTATGGTTTAAAATATTCATCCAAAAGGCTTTTTATGTGATCGAATCCGCATCCGAATACACCTGCATATCCTAACTTTTGCAACCGTTCCAATGTCCTAAGCTGTTCCTGTACGTGTGGATCTTTTCGCAAATCCCCTGACTTTGTTACAACTTTTGAAAAATCTGTCTTAATCTCTATAACAAGTCCTTTGTATTGCTTATTAGGATGCAGGATAATCAGATCAGGTATTTTATACCTTTTGCACCTTTTGCGCTTCAGCTCCATTTGCAGACCTACCGTTACCCTCATACCAGACGGATCAGATAGGTAGATAACGTCAGGATATTGAGCGTCAAGGTACTTGCAAACGGCTGTGTGTACTTCCTTTTCAGTAATCTTCTTCATAAAAATCGTTTCCTTTGTAATCTGAATGATCTTCATGCATGGCATCAATGCCGCTTACCCATAGGAAGCCAACACCTAAGCATACAAGTAAAATGATAATGTGAATCATAAATTTTTAATTTTACGTGGTAATGGTGAAATAATACATTTTTGCTTTGTTGAATATACCAGATGCATTACCGTTGTGTGATCTCTTTTTAAAAACCTACCTAACTGGCTAAGGCTTATATCTGAATGCAGTCTGGCATATCTGCAAAAGTGCGCACGTGCGGCTACAATATTGTGAAACTTTCTTTTGCCTTTCATTTCCTGTAAAGTAGTTCCGTACATGTCAGCGATCCTTTGCGCTTCCTCAATCAGATCTAACCTTTTTTCATCATGCTCCGCTTCCTTTTCATTATGAACATAGACCTTTTTAATCTTTGTAATGGTCTTTGTTTTATCGAGCATTTGCAGTATTGAAAGCAGCCTTTG